CTTATATTGTACATTTCTCCCATTTTATATTTTATCATGTCGTTGGCAGTGTTATAATATGTAAGCGTCCACCCCACGAAACCACCATAATTATTTGTACGGGCTATATATACAGCAATTCTATTCTCATATAAATTTTTCATAATATAACCTTCCCCTAAATTATATATTTTATTGCGACCATCCACTCGTCCGGTATATTGCCAACTATACGTACAGTTTGGACATGTTTTTGTCTTACCTTGACAAGGTCTCCCACCATTTTGTGCAGGTATTATAATTTCTATTTCTTGAGAAACTTCACCACCATCGATTGGACACGGTGGATAATTATCGGAATAATCAAGAGTGAGACAATCAAATACTGTATCATAATTACCAAATACATGGGTATTTGGGTAAATTGGCTGACCATAGTCACGGATTTCATTAGATTTTGTTTTATCGAAACGACATCCACCACTCTCCATAATCAACGGGTTTCCAACTTTACGTTGTACTTCGTATTTTATTTTTTTATTATTAAAGTCTATTGTATACTCACCGGTAGGTATTTGGGTATATGTGCAATAATATCTTCTATCATAAAAACCATTTGTCTGAGGAACATAAAGCTCGTTGACCTTTACACTGTAATCATTTATTTTTATGTTTTCATTACGAAAAGTTGTGTAATAAATAGAAACATTGTTTATTACATTATCAAAGTATATAACTTTATAGATATTGCTTTCTTTGCGACTCGTGTAATTAAATACTTCACTTTTTATTAATTGATTATCATTTTTTAATTCAATAGTCCAAGATTTTATTATGTCATATGTTTCTTCTGGGAAAGGAAACTCGATGATGATCTTGTATCTTTCTCCAGAATAATAAGACTTTCTATAAATTATCGTGTAATAAAAAAGTATTAACAAAAATACAGAAATTATATAATACCATGTATTCATTAATATAAGCGAGTTTTTTATTTATTGAAGAAACGATTAACATCTAATATTAATGTAACTCTTCTTTGATATCCTCTTTTGACAACTTTGTGGTATCTCGAATGGTCAAATAGTATGTCGTCACCCGGGAAATGGGTATGTACACCACTTGATGTAAAGAGTTTACAATCTCTACCACTTTTTATAGTTAAGTGATATCTGAGTTGCGTGTTACTTTCTGCCTTATGCGGTGGAATTGACATTGGTTTATCCATAACAGCAAAAACAGCTGTGGTCTTGTCAATACATGGTATATCATCTATGATTTTTTGTATTTGTGGAAAATCACTAACTTTATAATAATAGTATTTTTCGTTTTTTGGAAACCATTTATCAAGTTTATGAAAATAATGTTTTTTGATATTCGAAACATTGTCATCATAATTTTGTTTTATAAACTCATAATTTGCTTCCACTTTCCAAAGCCCCGGAAAATCATAAACATTATATACACTCTTGTACATGAAAATATCAACTAGTGTGTTTCGCAAACCAATAAATGGTCTCCGTATGTTATTGAAATATAATACATCAATTGGTAGTTTCATGTAATCATATAAAATAAAAAGTAGAGGTACCCAGATAAACCACATTTATTTTCTTCGTATATTATAAATGCCCGGATATAAACGCTCAGAAAAGTATGCTCCATCGATCACGACTGAGGTTGACACTATGGAAAAACGATTTCTTTTCCCAAATGTTACCCTTGTTCAGTTAATAATTGTGACATTGATTGTATTTACAGCGACACGTTATAAAAACTTTAACAAACCTACATTGGCTATAATGACTATCGGTCTCGCTCTCCTCCACCTTTATGATCATATGTTTTTAGTGAAACGTGGTGGTGAAAAGTTTTTTTTAGACAAACGTGAAGGATATTGCTCAGCTTGTAAAATGTAAAAATAAATAGTTGTAAATATTAAGTATGATAGTCAAGGTCAGAAAAAGCCCAGACCCCCTTAAAAAGTTTAGAGTAACTCTCGAAAATGGTAAAACAGTTGATTTTGGTGCACGTGGATATTCAGACTACACCAAACACAAGAATCCATCCAGAATGAGATTATATGTCCTGAGACATGGGGGGCAAGTACCTCCGAAAATTTTAAAAGAAAACAACTCTAAAAAAATTCACCGAGAAATGTTAAAAGTAAAAACAAGTGACAAAGAAATATGGAGTATAAGAGGTATAGATACTGCTGGCTTTTGGTCGAGGTGGTATTTATGGAGTTATCCAAATTTAGAAGATGTTAAGAGGTATATGAGTATACGTTTTAATATCAAATTTAATTAATAATATCTTACACCAGCTCTAGATGCGGTGTCATCAATTTCATCGACAACTTCCCAAGCCCACCTACATTCATCTACATCACCATGATCGCATATATAATGTGCAATATCAAGCGCTTCATGTAAAATCAATTTAAGACGCATTTGTCTCGGAGTGATTTCATAATGTTGTTTCACACATGGTGAGGTATAGATGTGTTCAAGAGCAATCTGTGTTATTTCTCTTTTTTTCATCTCATAGTGAATGTCGTCGCTTTTGTGCGCCGCTACAACATTGTATCTTTTGTGTGATATAAGCGGGTAGTTATCACTTTTAAAGTAACCAAGACCTTTTAGAGTCCTCATTAAATATAATTCAATTTATATTTTTAATATCATTTCGGTGTTATCTTAATAATTAAAAAATGACTATAATCGATAGACTCAACCGATTATAAACCTAAGTGAAATGTATATCTATTATATTTTAATCTAAAAATGTTTGCACCTGTATATGACTATCGTTGGGGTTCCGGTACAAAACAATTAACTGATCATACAATTCTTAATAATTCGAAAAAGTTCATCATTAAGAATGGTAAAAAATTGGAAATCAATCACGTACCAAAAATAGGTGAAATGGGTATACATGGTGGGGTTCTTCAAGTCATTCGTGGATCGAGACAAATAACGTATCATTAGCAGCTAACTTGAAATTTAATATAATCAATAATTGTTTAGAAAATTAAAAGTAGACATTTAACCAGTTCACGATCGAATTAAAAAAAATTATCAGTTCTATACATTTGCACATTGTAAGTACCCATCTTACCCATGACCGAAACATTTTCATTTCCATATAATTCTTTGCATCCTATATCATCCATACAATCTCTATTTTCATGTGATACTGGTAACGGATATAAATTCTCACCGTCTGTAGTTGTGTAAAAATGATACCTATCACGTCTACCTGTGACTTCTTTTCCGTATAATGGGAGTGTTTGGTCGTTGTCACCGAGCAAAACACCCATTTGTTGAACATACCCTGGTTTATATTCTTTTATCGGTGGATTTCTAAATTCTGGTGTTTTTGTATTAATATCTTTATCATATACTTCCACTGGATATGGTACAGGTATATCGACTCGAACAACACTTGGGTTGTACATTTTATAAGAGATGTACCCCACAAGTAATATTATTATAACATATAACATTTGATTCTTTGTTTTGTTTTTCATTTATATTAACATGATATTAAAAAAATAATTGTTAACATGTTTATGAAGATACTTGCCATAGATATAGGATATAATAACATGGGAATTGTATTAGCAGAATGTCATGGAACAAAAATAAATGTAGAATATCTAAAAAAAGTAAACCTAGAAGATTATAAATATATTAAAAGTAACGACATTGTTGATTTAGTTCCTTTATTTATAGATGAACATAAGTATATATTTGATACAGCTGATAAGATACTTATAGAGCGTCAACCTCCGGGTGGATTTACTAATGTAGAAGTTCTCATTCATTATATGTATAAAGACCGTGTTATTCTAATATCACCGAATAGTATACACAGTCATTTCGGTATAAGACATTTAACATATGATGAAAGGAAAGTTAGATTAACGAACATAGCTACTAGGCACCTGACACAAGAGATACCATACGAAAGAAAACATGATATAGCTGACGCAATATGTATGATTGAATATTACAATTTTAAAAATTCTGTTCATTTTTTTGATAGATTTAGATATAAAAAGTAATATTTACTATTGTAGTTGTTTCTTAATGATATCGATTGAATTCACAATAGATTCGAACATACTGTATATCTCACTCGTGTCTCTTCTTTCAATAGCATTTCTAAGATATTCTAGATTGTAATCAATTGATTCCTTCTTCTGTTTTTCACTTTCTTGGTGTTTTTCCTTCATGTCTCTTAAACTTTGAATTTTGTTATTAATGTTATTAGTAAGAATACCAATTGCTTCATGTAATTTAGATAATTCATTTTCATAAAAATCAATCTTTGTCATAATAGCATGTCTTCTGCCATTTGTTATCTTGAGGTCTAGTTTTTGTTCTAAATTTTCAATTCGATCATAGATCGCTGTCGATCGCTGTGAAAATGCATCTTCGTGAAGTTTAAGGGTGGATTCAAGTCTCCGGATTTCGTGATCAATATTCATTTATATATATATATACAAGTTGTTAAATTTTTAAGTATGAAGTATTAATATGGTATATTTTGTATTTAAACAGAGTAATTTATTTCGTAAATAAATTCATTCTGTGTCTTAGGTTCTCTTCAATCCATTCAAAGTGTCCCAATCTATATTGTGTAAATCCCCATAGTGTAAACAGTAGGGTTTTTAACATGTTGTTAGCCGCTGTGTCGCTCATTTTATATATAGGACCGACTAATCGCCCCATAAATGTTTCATCTTTATTTTCACCCGTCATATACATCTCGAATTGTGTAAGAGCACATGTATCATCGTTTACACTCCAATGATAGAAGAGAAATGGTATCAATATACTGTAAAATTGTAAATGTTTTTCATTATTTCTGAAAGGAACAATAAATAGTGCGGAAAATAAAATTAAATGAATTGCAAATATTATGTTCATCTATTATATCATGGACAAAGAAAAAGTTAAGCTTCCAAAAATTTGGCATCCCCAGCATGAAAAGATTCTCAAGGATTGGGGTGAGGCTGCCGCTTGTTACAGATATATGAACCACCGTGCGTATTTATTATACAAAAAACTAAGCATGCGATTCACCCTCCCTGTAATTGTTTTATCAACTGTTACCGGTACCGCCAACTTCGCACAAGGTCAATTCCCAGAATCAATACGTTCTTCGGTTCCGAGTATTATTGGTGGTCTTAATCTCATAGCCGGGCTTGTGGCGACTATCATGCAATTTCTTAAAATTAATGAACTTATGGAAAGTCATAGAGTAGCTTCGTTATCTTACGGAAAATTATCTAGAACAATTCGATTAGAATTATCATTGCCATTAAAAGAAAGAACTAAAGATGGTAAAGAAATAGTTGAAGAGTGTCGTGCTGAGTATGATAGATTATTAGAACAAAGTCCTTCAATACCAAGTACAGTATTGATTGCATTTGAACAAGACTTCCCATCAGATGAATATCTCACAAAACCAGAAATTATGCATATAAAACCAATTGATCCTTTCAAAGCTATAACAGAGAATACAGTAATCTCTCAGCTAAAGGGGTTTTTACCATCAGGCGACAGAACAAAAGAAGATTTGCGTAGAGAACTTAATGTTATACAAGGTAAAACCGAAACACCAACTAAGTTTGTTGAACAAGCGGAGGTGACGAGAAGAGAACTAGAAGATCTTAAACAACGAAGTGTCATTAAAGAACTCAAAGCACGTGCGGAACTTCAGAAAGTTGTAGTCGAAGATCCGAAAGACGATACACAACATACAGAATGAGTAACATTATTAGAATGTTAAAAATAGCAACAAATAAAACATATGGTAAAATTTTGTACCTTAAAGGTTCTACGATACGTTCTTGTAGTGCGTTATTTCGCAACACTATATCTATTGCCTGATTAGTAAGATCATCGATGGACTGTTTCATTAAAATTAAAGATGAAAAAAAAGATGAACAACTTACCACAATCCATGTGGATGAATTAAAACAGATAAAAGACCATATAAAAAACAATAAAAATGTATTTATTTATGGGTGTGTCGGGTCTGGTAAAACACATCTACTGAAGATTCTATTTAACGATAAAAATAGTATAAATATAGAACCAGAAGATATAAAAAGTGGTATGTTTGACCTATTACGTGGTACGGAAAAACATATAATAATAGAAGACTATTCTAAAGATATTATCAATTTAAAAAAAGTAATAGAATCTGTGTCAGATGGTGAAAAAATAACAAATGGTTCTATTGTCGTAACAACTTCACAATTTTCATTATACCCAAACTTTGAGAATGTAAATATAATACCCAAAATTCCGGAAATGTTTGTAGAACTTGTGAAAGATAAAAAAGATATAGACCATATTACATCTATAGCAAAAAAAGCAAATGGAAATATCAGAGATTTCTTTGATTACTTGGGTGGTTCAGATA